TTTATTTTGCCGTCAGATTTTGGATCAGCTGAATCAGATAATGTTCCTGGTTTTACAGTTTTAGTTTCTGTATCTTCTTTATCCTTTTTAGCTTTTTCAGTGTCTTCTCTTTCATAATCTCCATCTTTTGCTGAAAGGGCTTGAGAATCTACTTCTTCTGCTTCATCTCCATCTTTGTCTAGTGGTTCAAACTTACCACTATCTGATTTTTTATATTTTTGTGGATTTGATTTATCTTTATCTGCAGTTTTAACGTAAATACCCTTACTTAAATGGACATAATCATCTTTATTATCAGCTTCCAGAAGATTTGTAGTATATTCCTGTATAACGGATTCAGAGTAGCCTGATTCTCTCAATACATCTTTAAGAAATTCTATATGATTTCTGTTTTTTGGATCGGGACACCCATCATTGACTCTCCAGGCCCAATCTCTAATTAAATTGTCTAAAAATGCATTTTTCATATAATAACCTCAATCTATAAATATCAAGAAAATCTAGAAGAAACATCATTCAGGTCACCATAATTGGTACCAAAGCTGATGCGTGTTGGATATTTCATAGCTCTTTTTATTTGTAAAATAAAATCTTTTCCATCATCTAAATTAAAATCAAAAGTAAAACTATCATATGTATATAGTATAAATTTACTCTTATATTTTTTTAACACACTAAAAACTCTAGTCATAGATTCAGAATTTACTTCTGTTTCCATGGATTGTATATAGTAATTAAATAACTTTTGTGGGGTCATTTCGCCTATAACTTTTTCATGTACTATTCTATTATATAAATATGTTTTATAGTATTTTTTTGTACACCATTTTTGCCAAAATTCAAAAATAAAATCATTTACTTTTCTAAAGAATGGAATTGATAAAAATTCTTTAGGTATACCACCATATAATATTCTAAAGCTAATTTCTTTTGATTGATTATATTCATCAGGTGTAAGTTTATCTTTTCCAAAATATTGTTTACCTAAGTATTCGTGAACAGATGCCTTGGGTAACTCATATCCTATTAAATCTCCTATCAATCTTAAGTGATATGCATCATAATCCAACTCTATAATTCCTCCATCCTTAAATCTACTAATATATTTTGTTCTAGTTCCATCAGATTTATTCAATGCTGAATAATTTGTTTTGTTAAATTTATTACTTGGTCGACCTGTTCGGGTATATGGGTTGTAATTACAATAACTAAATCCTTTAGAAGTATATAATCCAGAACTTTCTATGTTCATTAAATTATTAAGAAAAACACAGTTAAATGAATTATAATCAGTATTTTTAATTATTGATAAATCTAATTCTTTAATATTTTTTTCTATTTTTTGACAGTATTCAATATGTTTATGTATTGGTATAATTGTGTTAACATTGTTTAATTCCCAATACATTGAATACATAAATTTGTGGGCTTGTGTATTTTCTATATTTAATTTTGATCCAGTTAAGTGATAAGATATTGCGTTACAATCATATACATGTTCTATAGTATTAAATAAGTGATAAAATTCTTTAGAATCTAATACATATATATTTTTCATTGACCGTATAAGATCTAAAACACTATCAAAATTAAAATTTTTTAATGCATCAGTGTGGTTTATTGGAATATAGCATTTTTGCATATTATCCAACATGGAAATATAAATGCCTTGTAAATTACTTACTCTAGGGTGTACTCTGTGATCAGTACATATTGGTATCACTATCGCGTTGCTATCTTTACATATTTGTACCAAATCAGCAAATTTATGTGAATACTCTATAACCATAATTATATTTAATATAATAAAATTATTTGATATAAAAAAATTATAGACCCATTATATCATTATAAACTATTTGGGGAGTTTGTTTTACTTTTTCATCGTTTGTTTTAGGAAATACTTGAGAAGGTATTGGGTATAATTTTCCATGGGAACCATCTATATGGCTAGATCCCTCCATTGGGCCGAAATCAGGGTGTACATGATATGGTCCTGAATACGACATTAGGTTATCATTTAAAAATTGTGAGCCATCTGTATGCATGTCATCTTCTGCTTGAGGATATGCATATTCTAAATAATCAGAAATATGTTCAGTTATTCCCGATAAGGTATCATCTATTCTTTCTAAAGTTCTTCTATTTGTATCTATTATTCCATGATCGCTTATCATGTCCCCTTGAGTTCTATCAAATAGTGGACCATGTATTTTCCACTTAAAAAATGCAGCACCATATAGTTGATGATGGGGAGTTTTTTGTTTAATTATTAGCTTATATTGTTGTTGGTCTATTTCTAAGAATGTTCCATCAGGGAGATATTTTGTAAAATATCTAAAAAACCAACCTCTTTGTTCATCTAATTGGGTTATACGAGATGCTTGGTTTACAACTCCAGTCCATGGCAAGGCCATTTTCTTTTGTAATCTATTATATACCCATTTTTGGTGGTTATTTGTTATAGTAGTAAGGGGCTGTTTCAAGGTCCACTTTGTTGGTTCATCACCCTTAAAAGCTAAATCATAAATTGTATGGTATGGTCCTTCATATGAATTAGGAGAAGGATTTGTTGGATCAGCATATTTGCCTCCTTTAGTATACAAATTTACCTTTGTAAATGAAGATTTTTTTATTTTTCTAATATTTCTCATGTATTATTCTCCTATCCTTGATACCACTCATATCCATCAGGTAATATATAATCTACCTCGCGATCACCTGCACTTACGTTTCCTTTATTCATGAATCCCATCTTTCCCTTCCCTTGATTTGATTCAGTAAAGTCTTGTTGGGGTTTCTCATTTGTAAATGTATTAAAATATTGTACCTCAGAAGCTCCATGTATTGAATATGCATGTGCATGACTACCACCGTTTCGAATATAAGTGTGGGCTCGTATAGTTTCATAGCTTATACCTGCTCTAAATCCTTTTGCGTCTAATTTTAGTGCCGTATTTCTAGGAGAAAGTGCATAATCTGCTTTAGCAAATGCATTTGCGCCTGCTACCGGATGGTGATCGTAATGGCTAGTTGCACCATGAGTTAATGATTTATATGAAGCTCCTCTTTTAAAGTTATTCCAATCTCTTTTCATTTGTCGTTTAATTAGACCATTCCACTTACTCCACATTGTGATCCACTTTTTAATTAGTGCATCCTCATCAAATAGAGGATCACGTGATCCAGTTACCCAATATCCAGTTTTTCCATTTGCCCACTGATCCCAGATCTCGTCACTACCAGGACCTTGATGGGCTGGAATATCTGCATCTGGAGTAAAATATTTAATATGTTCACCTATCCATAATCCTGCACTTTCTGGATTACCCGGTAATAAGTCTGTACCGAAATCAGGGATTCCCCACATTGGGTGCCACAATCTGTTACTATCTTTTGAGGCTTTCCTCTTGAGCTGCAGTCCTTTCTTCTTTTTCTTAACACTGCCTCCAGTGGCCATGAAAGGGGCTGTATGAATAACGGATGTTGCTCTATCTTCATCGGCTCTATTATTTAACATTGCTCCTGTGAATGTGTTTTTCTTACCCCATAGATTATATTTTGAATCATTGTCAACTGGATTTCCACAAGACATTCCACCTTTATCATCTCCATGCCACATGTACAGATCTATAAAGAAACAATGAGATTTATTTCTTCTAAATTCAGCATAAAAACAATCTCTGTATAGCCAATTTTCATATCCAAATACACCTGACTGTATAAGTTCACCAAAAGTACCCCAAATTTCACAATCTTCTCCGGTTATAGGATCTTCTTCTCCTATTTGGTGTTTTAGATTATCTTCACAACATTCTGGACTATCTGTCCCATCTTCACAAGGACAAGATTTGTGGGTTATCACAGTTACGTCTCCTGTTACTGTTTTTATATCATCTTCACACTTTCCTTTTTCATTAATTTTTTTCTTATCAACAACTTCTTCTTCACAACATTCTGGTTTAACTTCTTCAGAGTCAGGACAAGGACAACCGTCTTTCCCATCTCCTGGATCTTTCTCAATAATATGGGTTGGGATTTTTTGGGCTTCTAAATCTCCTGCTTCTATTGGGCCGTCACAACAATCCATACTATATTCGCCGGGCATTCCTTCACAAGGACAACCTGTAGGTAATGGAGTCATTCCTATCATAGGGATTGCTAGAATTTCTTCTTGATCTGTAATTTTTTCTTCAATAATTTCATCATCTTCATCAGGAATTTTTGGAATGATTTTTACAGGAGTAAATTTATCGCCATCTTTAATTATTAATGAAGTAATTGGTTTTCCTGGAATATTAAAATTACCACTATTTTGGTCTGCTGTACAAGATGAATAATCCAGGCATTTTCCAGGTCTCATTACTGTTCTCACAGTTGTAGTCCAATCTTTATCACTTATCTCATGGTCAACACCCATTATTTGAAAATTAAAACCTCTTGTATATCGTGCCGGTAATGCTGAATTTTTCTTAAAGGCAATGTAATTTCCCCATCGTAAACCAGAAATACCATCTAATGTTAGACCTACATCTAGTGGAATAGTTATCATTCCATCATCACCTGTTAAACTCATTTCTTTTAGGCCTCCACCTGATTCATTTGGTAATCCTGCAGATGGGTCAGATAAATTCATAAGTTTTCTCATGGCTGTTATCATTTCTTCAACTGTGTCAGGTTCAACTTTATTGGCTAGCTCTCCTCCAGCCTTCCAATATCCTTCCCATGCATCATCTAAAGCGTTAGCATTAGAACCCTTAGTAGTATTACAACAATCTACATCTTTAACTTGACCTACTGAATCCAGTAGTGCCATTTTTTCGTATACCTGATCTACAACATCAGGAGACCATTGGTCATATTCTCTTGCTGATTGTCCGCCCATTGGCTGTGCTGATGATGGGCCTGACTTTTTATTTTTTCCATACATTATTGCGGCAGCCATTTTACTATCTATCTTTGTTTCAACTGAAACATCTCTACATATTGACTTTCTTCCAACTGGATAAAAATGGAATCCTTGTACTGTATTTGAATCAGGAGCATAGTTACGGTCTATTATTCTAACTGTACTTGGGTCATCTGGATCTTCAACAATCACCAAATCCCATAAATTGCCGGTTACCTGTGACATTTGATTTAATAATTCATCTAAAAATTCATCTAATGAGGTTTTTTCATCACCTATAGAAGTAATAACCTTAGTATTTATCATTATATTACTTAGTAGTCCTTTCCCAGATGAACCTGCATTATTATTTCCGTGGGACGTACGTGCGTCGGCTGCATGACTTTCACTTGGGTCAAAAGGTTTGAATTTTAAGAAATTTTCATCTGTAGTTGGATCAACATTATCATCTTGTAAAGCTTCAGTTACCCTTGTTTCTGTTGCTTCTCTGTTTGCTGCTCTTGCTGCAGTTGCTGCTGCACCATCAGCTTCATAAAATGGAGTAAAATAATCTTTTAACCATTCTAATTTTTCTCCAACCCAACCTGCTAAAAAAGCCAGAATACTTACTGCTCCTGATACTTTTACTTCGTGGTTTTTCCAATGTTCTTGTCTAGGTAATATAATAACCCCTGGATCTGCAGAAACCATCATTGGATGATTTTTCAAAACTGAACCTCTACTATCAAGTTTATATACTAAATTATTTTTTCTGGGATGTCTATATATTTTACTTTTCCATTTGTTAAATGTTTTTGTATATGCATGAGGGTTACTTGTACTTCCATTACATACACTTTTATCATCTCCAGACTTATCATGGGATGTTCCTTTTTCTTCCAAAGATGCATACATTGGTGCTAATTTTCTATTCACTATGTATTCTTCAAAATAATCCCATGTTACGTAATAATCTAATTCTGCATTTGTTGGTCCACTACCAATCATTCCAGAAAACCAAGATTTTATTGTATCCATAGCTCCCATTTCTTTATCAAATAAGGCTGCAATTCCTATATAACATGTACGGCCACCTGCTTCTTTATTTTGGTATGGTTCATTGGGATCAGCTGTTAGATTTGTTTCTATAAAATTTACAACTTGGTCCATGTTTGGAGTATGTTTTTTTGCATCATCTGGATCGTCATCTGGATCATCTGGGCATCCACTATGAAGTGTTGCTGTTTCTGTTGAAGTTGAAAGAAAAGTATTTCCTTGAGAAGTTAATTCAACAGTACAATCATATCCACCAAATGAATTTAATGACCAATTAAAATTTGTAACTAATCCTCTTAATGCATCATAACTAAAATTATGGGCTGATTGCAATTTTCTTACCTCACATAAAAAATCTCCAGTAGAGTCGTACTTCCAATCTAAATCTCTTATTCTACTAGATACAAAATTACCGTCTGAGTCTACTGACCATCCCCACTCTATTAAAACGTGTGTACCCAAAGACATATAAAATCTTTCATAAATGTCAAGTTTATCCCAATCCCAAACTACAAAGTCTATAGTTGCCTTTCTAAAGGCTCCCATTGTACCTTTATCTTCAATCTTCATATTTTTTATACCTGGTCTAGGATTATTTCTTCGCTTTGTATCGGTGCCACCCTTATTTACTCTATATGAAGCTCCTGAGCCTTCAGAGAATGCATCCATTTTACCACCCATTAATATTGACGAAGAACCTGTTGAAGTACCAACTTTAACCATAGGTGTCATTCTGGCCCAAGGAATTCTTCCATGTGTCCATGCACCATATCCATCGGGTATAAGAACACTTCGTTTACAAAGCTCCTTTCTTACCCCTGGGGCCATATCAGAACCTACCATTGACATAAATTATCTCCTATTAAAATTTGTTTGTCTGTGATTATTTATTATAGCTTGAACATCTTGTGGAATTCTTAGTTTTGTTCCTGGTGGAACTGCAAATGAACCTTTACCTAAAGCATTTGCATCTGCTAAAATCCACCAATATGTTACGTCACCATAAAACTCAAATGCTAAATTATCTAGTCTATCACCAACCCTAGTTCTAACAAATAAATCACTATCATCTCTATCACTACCAGCGTACATTGTCGTCTTATATTTACGAACTCGCTTGTTAAGATCTACTGCATTGTTTGTTGATTTGTATCTATCCATTTGTTATTCCTCTAATATAAATATAATTTATTTACAATATTATGCTTCTGTGAGTGGGGATGGTGTTTCTCTATTGAAATTTTTATTGATTGCACTAAAATATACAGAGTCTCGTCTAAATACTCTATTACCTGATTTTGCATTAAAGTTTCCTTTTTGTGGGTCATATATTTGTGGTTCTGCAAATAATATTTTACAACCAACAGAAACATCTAAATAATACGGCAATTGTCTTCCTTTATCAATGTCCCATGGAGATTGGGCTGCAACTTTTATTTCAAAACTATCTATGGCTATAGGAATATCTGTAAAATAGTCTCCAATAGTTAATTTTAATAATGGGGCAACTGGTAATCCTTTTGAGGATTTGTATGCTGGACCAATTATTTGTAGCATATTATTTAATCGCTTATAGTTTGCATCTAATTCAGCTTGGGTAAAAGCATATACATTAAAACTAAAACTAGCTTCTCTAGATATACTTTTGAAAAGATATGTTGGACTTGTTCTACCAATATAAGAAACTTCTTCCCATTGCGGACTAAATGTATCTGATAGATCCGTTAAGAAAGCTCTAAATTGTAGTTGATTTGCAACATCATCTAATGTTTTGAACTGAAATAGTATTAAGTCATCAAATGGTTCTGGAGTTATACCTTCAGTTGTTTTATTCATTGAGTTATATGGTTCTGGATATCCATGTTTATCAAAAAATACACTTTTATCCTCTGTCCAAGTTGGGCTATTTCTGTCACTAATATTTTTTCCAGGTTTACCGTAATCTCTACCAAATCTAGTATGGTAATCTTCACCTCTCCAGGGTTTAGTTATACCACCATCATCATTTTGGCCATCATCTCCTTTATTTGGTTGCTGCATAATTTTGTTTGCAATACCCAAATCTATTCCATCTTTTTCACTAGAGAACATATATTCTCTAAAGTCATTTAGTCCTCTACGATTTTCTTGAATCTTTCCTATTTGACCATATGATATTGCTTCATATCTATGGCTCATTCCAGTTGAATAGTCTTTTGAATGGAGGAAATCTCGCATAGATGGAGGCATTTTTCCATCCGGTTGAACCATAGAACCTAAATCGCCAGCTCTTTCTGAATCATTAGCTACATCATCTGGAGATGAATCTTTTCCTCCTTTTATATTTGCACCATACCATAATCCATCTCCCTTTTTCTCCCCCATAGTATATGAATTGTGGATGAAGTTTGGATTTTCTGCTCTTGGATTTGGATCATCTGATTTTATTTTACCTTCTTGATTTCCCCAATGGGTTGTAAGAGAAATTGCATCTCCATGTGTTCCAGTTAGATTAGTATGTAGAGTCCTATCAAATCCAGAATCTGACTTATATATTCTTGTTCTACCTATACCATAAAGAGAATGAGGACCAAATAGCCCAGAAATAGTACTTATTTTTTCTCTTGGTACAAGAAGTTTTTTTAATTTCTTTTTTGCCCATCTTCCAAATTTTGCAAATATATTTTTCCTTTTCTTTCTTGGCTTTACGGCCTTTAGAGTATCTTTATCAAAATACCCAACACCCATTTCTTTTCCTAATTTATATAATCTATTCTTTTTTCTAAATGGACCATATACCGTACCTTTAGTATAATTGGTTCTACCTCGTTCATCAACAGTTTTTTCATAATGGGTACCATCTCCTTCTAGTGGTCCGAAACCGTGTCTTACTAAATGTATACCTATACCATTTACAGCAACTTGAGCTAATGTTGATAAACCTATTGGATATACTCTAGTTCTAGATACTGTTCCAAATAATGTTGCTCCTTGCCATTTGGGATTAGATAGCTGCATACCAATATTTTTAGCTATAAATAATAAACCACTAGGACTTATCATATATTGTCCTATTCTACTAATATCATGCAATGCTCTATTTAGAGAAGTACCTATTCCTCCTCTTATTAGTGAATCTCCATGTACTGGTCCAGGACCATCACTAAATAAGCTCCAATTTGAACCTATATCCCTAGTTACATATGGTTGTTTTCCATAAAATCCTGAATTGTGGGCTTCATCTCGTAAAGGTAAAGATTTATATAGGTCTTCAACCCTTGTTTTGAAACTTCCAACTAATTCAATTCCACTTGTAAACCTGGCTTTTTTTCCAGTTACGTGGCCACCGTGATCTACAGAAAATGTTTGGCCTATACCATCCTTTGCGCTTGGGGCAGTTGGGGGTTTTGTAGCATCAACAATGTTATAATATGTATCATTCCAAATATAACTTTGTCTTGGAGATGGATCTGTTGGATAACTATAAGGTTGACCACTAACATATCCCTTGAAGTCTGTTACTGATTTATGAGATTTGTTTAGTGTAAAACCACTAGCTTTTTGGTTTCCAAATCCATCCACTGGTATACCAATTTTAGCATCATATATTGCTCGAGTCCATGCTTGAGATGAACCAGCTGGAACTATAGTATTAAAATCAAATTTCATGTCAGGAGCTGCACCTGTTATTCCTGCAAAATCAGAATTTGATAATGGAGCCTTATTTCTAATAAATCCTACTGCATCTGTATTACTCATGTTATCTACACCAGCACCTATCTTATCATTATATATTGATCGAGTCCAGCCCCAAATTTGTCCTAATCCACCTCTATCAATAAAGTTATACTGCATATTACCATGGCCTTCTCCACCTATTCCCATAAAGTCAGATACAGATAGGTGATGTTTGTTTGGTACAAATCCTACTGCATCGAAATTTTGAGTACCATCCCAAATACCTAATATTCCTAATCCTTGATTTCCTGTATGAGTATATGAAAATGTTCCTGGTGCTGGTCCTCCAGATATTCCTGTAAATTCAGAAGATCCTAAATGTACTGTATTTGGAGTAAAACCAGTTGCATTAATGTTTGGTATTTGATCATGGATACTAAGTATTCCATGGTAATTTCCAGTATGAGCATAGCTCATTGCACCAGGTACTCCAGATATTCCTTGGAATTCAGATGGACCACTGTTAAATGTATTTGGGGTAAAACCAGTTGCATTAATGTTTGGTATTTCATCATGGATACCAAGTATTCCATATCCGTGATTTGGAGTAGCAATTCCATTATATACTGAAATACCTGCATTTATTGGGGAGGACATATTATTTGATACACTAGAACCTATTAACCCTGTATCAAATGAAGAAATAAAATTAAATGTGTTTGGAGTTTGTGTTGTTCCAGGAGGAGCAAAAGTAAAACCTGTTGTATTTGGAACAGTAAAAGCAGGAGCAAAAGTAAAACTAGTAGCAGATATTCCTATTTTAGTAGGTGTTGATGGTAAACTAAATACTTCTATTCCAGATTTTTCTTGTACCTCTGATAAAAGTTGAGGATTTTTTAGTGCATCTATAAAACTATCTAATGGAGTTTGGTTTGATAGATTTTGTGTTATTGGGCTAGTATTGTCGTATCTTGTTCCTCCAGCTGAGAAATGGGTTGTGTCACCACGAGTCGAATACTGACTACCATTATCAGAATAATAGTCTGCAAGATTTGTTGTTTGGAATTTTTTTAATTCTTTTGACATATTATGTTCTCGTTAATCCTTTTGCCATGTGTAATACTTCTCCTACTTTTCTACCATCCATTTGTATTATACCGGGCTGCTGTATTACTGCTATAAGTTCGTCTAATTTTAATAATAGTTCTGTGTTTCCAGGTTCTTTTTTCTTTTTATCGTCACCAGTAGATTTTTCTCCATCACTTCCACCAAATGCTCCTAGAGCTCCCATCGCGCCAACTAATCCGCCAAGTAATATTAATGTTGGCATTAATGGCATAAGAGCATATAAAGCTGGTACCATCATCAATAAACCTCCTGCAAACGCTGCGAATCCTGCGCCCATTAAGAACATACCTGCACCTGCAGCTGACATTGCAACTAGTGCAGGAGCCAGTTCAGCAAGAATTGGTGCTAATTGTCCTAATACTGGGATCATACCTGAAACAAATGATAAAGCAAATAATCCGATAGCCAATGGAACAAGACTCATTCCAATAAGTGCCAGGCCTGGACCAATAAGGAGTAAGTTTCCTCCGGCTGCTGCTAATGCAGCTAATGGGGGAGCTAGTACAGCCATATGTTCTCCTAATACACCTAATAAAGGTATAAATGAAGCAACAAATCCTAATGCAAGTATCCCAAAAGATAATGGTACTAATCCTAAACCTATCAATCCAAGAGCTGGGCCAATTAGTAGTAATCCTGCACCTACGCTAGCCATCATCGCTAGTCCTGGTGCTAATAAAACCATATGTTCTCCTAATACACCCAATAAAGGTATAAATGAAGAAACAAATCCTAATGCCATTAAACCAAGGGATAGGGGAAATAGTGAAAGACCAAGCATTCCTAAAGCTGGGCCAACTAATAGTAGTCCTCCTGCAACTCCTGCTAGTGCAGCTAATGGGGGAGATAATATTATCATAGCACCTGCAAATTCAGTTATTGTAGGTATAAGTGGACCCATTACCATCATTGCAAGAATAAATGGCCAAATACCTAATCCAAGAAGTGTCATTCCTATTCCTGCCATTGCAAGTAGAGGCCCTATTAATGCGAGAGCAACTATTCCAGCCATTGTTCCCATAACATCTACACCTTTAAGCATGCCCATTGCGTAAGCAAATGGTATGATGGCTAGTCCCAATAAGGCAATTGCGGCAGCACCTGCTGCAAAAGCAACGGCTCCTACTCCAGACATCATTATGCTTCCAATAATTAGTGCAGCTGCTGAAAGTATTATTATTGCAGCTGCCATTGCTATTATTGCTCCTGCATCTACTCCAGCTAAAAGACTAAAAGCAAATGCTGCAGGTATAAGTGCTATTCCAAGTATTAAAAATGCAAGTGCTCCTTTAATAACTTCTGTGGACATTTTTCCTATTAAGGCCGCGGCTATTCCAAGTCCTACTAAGATTGCAGAACCATAAAGTACATTAGCCCAATTTATACCATCGCCAAATTCTTGGGCTGCTTTGGCAAATATCCACATTGCAGCTGCTATTATTATCATTCCTGCGGCAGCTTTAAGCATGGACTTTACATTGATTCCTTTTCCCATTCCTTTTCCACCACCACCTTTACTACCACCACCTTTAGCTTGTTTTTGTTTTTCTGCAGTAATAGCTTTTTCAAAACCTAAATTTGTGACTAAGGCTGAACCCTGTGATATTAGTTGTACTAGAGCGGCTGCACCTGCAACAATAGTAGCTGCGATTTGGGCATTTTCCATAGTAAGCCATGAGTCATTTTTTTCAAGAATCTCACCAGTTTGATTATAGTGTTCTTTTTGAGCAGCTGTAAGATCATTTAATTTATAAGAATTTTGAAGCATCTTAGCTAATTCACCTCTTGTTTTACCAACAGATTGTGCATACATGTCCTGTTCTATACGAGTCATTTGAGTAAATTCTTCGTAAGTACCCAATTGCCTAACCAATTCTTTGGTCATTCCTATAAGGTCATTTGCATTAGCTAATTCTCTAGCCCTATTTAAGTTTATTCGTTTTCCAGTAATTACTTGGGCTTGCATTTCAGCTTCAATTGATGATTCTACATCAAGTAGACCATCTGCAATATCTGCTATGGCAGACATTGACATACCTAATTTTTTAGCAGCAATTGCAGTCATTGACATTGCACCAAAACCTTTTTTACCAGCTGCTGCAAATTCACCTGCATTTTGAGCCATTTCATCAATAACTACACCAGGAGCAACATCATTAGCTTTTGCAAGAGCAACTGCAGATTCCATCATTGCGTCAGCTGTTGCTTGGCTTTTATCAGCCATTCCAAGCAGTATTTTATTTAATTTTGCTGCTTCACCAGTAGCTATACCATACCTTTTTGACATAAAGGCAACCGAGTCAGCTGTTGCTCCAGATACTTCTTTAATACTCATACCAAGTTTAAGCATTTCATGTTGAGCAGAAGTAACGTCTGCGGCCTCCATGCCCATAAGCTTATATTTGGTTGATGTTACAGTTGCTGATGCTTGGAGTTTAGCTGCATTTGCATATCCAATACCTGTTTCTTGTGCGAAATCTCTAGCTGCTTTACCCATTTCATATAGTTTATTTACTATAAAAGCAAATGCAGCTTGGCCATTGGTAAAAATTCCTATATATTTTTTTGCACCTTTTGATATATCTCCAATTACCCCATCCTGTTCAGATAAAGTGTTATTTTGATCGGCCATTCTTTCTCGTACAGTTTCACCAGTTACTAGTAACCTATCAAATTCTTTATTGAGTTCTAGGGCCTTATCAACTTGCTCCGTCATAGTATCAGAAATTGCAATATGTTCTTTGGCTTGTTGTGCTAAAAGGTCGGCCATGACAACACCAGAGACACCCTTCTCTTCCATTGCAGCAATTTCTTCTTGGTGCCTAACATTAAGATCGTCTAATAATCCTGTTTGGGATTCGAATAAGCTATTTAGATTGATGGAACCGTCTTGAAGTTCCTTTAGCATAGCTGATTCTAAAGAGGCTAAGTTTGTTAGATTCTTTGCATAACCAAGTCTTCCTTGTTCAGCCTTTAATCTTGCTTGGGCGGCTAATGAGGCTGAGGCATCGAATTCAGATATTTTTTTAGAAAAGATAACATTATCTTTCTTTTCTTTTGCAATATTTTTCTCAAGGCCTGCAATTGCCTGTAGGGTTTTTAGCTCCTCTTTTTTAAGAGCAGAATACTTTTTCTGATTGTCTAATTCGTTCTTCGTAGCCAATGGTTATTTCCCTTACGAATTTCTTATTTTTGATAATGCAGGAGAATTTTCAGGAGATAAATGACCTATTTTATCCCTTAACCTATCAAACGCCTTATTTAATTCCTTATCTTTTGCAAGCTTTTTAAGTGCTCGCTTCTCTACAGCTACTCCCATTTTATTGGTTAGCCAGGTAATTAAATCAACAGCTACATTATCTTCTTTAAGAGTTTGTTTGATTTCCTTTCGGATTGCCTTCCTTAGAAGGTCTTCTTCGTTTTTAAGCTTATTTTCCTTTGACATAATTTTTCTCCTATGATAGTTTTAATCATATATAAATATCAAAGTATTTAGCTTTTTTATCTTCTGCGGGAAGGTCCTTTGTTTGATTTATCCATTTCTTCCTTTTCTTTTTTCTTCACTTCAAGTAATTTATCCCAATAAAATCTACGCAAATATACAGGTAAAGTATAAACGTCATTGTGAGTGAACCCACCTTGGCTATGGTAGCAGAGTTCAAATATCTGTTGGTGTAGAACGGGCCTATAGTTAGGCCCTAGGCCAAAAAAACTGAACCGTCATGGGTAACGTTACTTCGTGTTCTTCACCCGATGCTTCACTATAAAAAGTGTATTGTAAATCTATATCTGGAGATAATTTTTGGATATAGTCTCTAAAAGCTAATGAATCTCTAGAAAGGAATTCTTTATCTACAAATTTTCTGATCTCTATAGGATCTGATTCGCCATCTACTGTTAAAATCATTTTCTTTAGTCTAGTACTTAATTCAGGAGTAACCCCAGCGAAACCACCTTTAAATTGTTTCTTTTCTCTTTTAATTTCATCTTGAATTTGTTTGTCATCACCATGAGTTAAAAGTCTAAATTCTATTGTTCTTTTAGAAGCTGGTAATTTTAGAGAAAATCTATTTTCGTTTTTGATTTCTTCATGTAATGGCTTATATTCAAATTGGGTAAGGTCAACAACATCTGTTTGTTTTTCACCAGTATTTGGATCTGTTAATTCTACGTCATAATCTTTTCCATAGGCCAATATTCTTGCAGCAACCATAATTGCGTTTTTATCACCAACTAATAAATCGTTATAGTTTATACCACTAACAATTAAAGATTGCAAAAGTCTATCAATAACAGTACCATTTTTTATTAAATTGGATGAGGTTAAGATATCCTCCTCTTTAGCAGTCATATACTTTATATCTACTTTACCAGAACATAAGGGATTTCCTTCTGCATATAACTTACCTTGACTAGGTAAATCTATAGTTTCTGTTGGGTATTTGTAATCTACTTTTTGTTTAGATGGTTCTATATTTGAATCACCTAATACTTTTTGTTTTAATTCTTCGTCTGTTAACCTGTCTTCACCAGGATAATCTGTGTTTACTACTTTTGAATTTGCCATAACATTGTCTCCATTTATGTTTTAATAATTTGTATAACATATATAAATATATTTATCCGATAAAAATGTGTAAAAAAAAGACCTTAACATTTAGTAAGGTCTCTTTTTATATAAAATACTATATAATATTAGTATTGTAAAATCCAGTAATCACATTGTATTTCAACAGTAATTTCATTAACAGCTGCTGTTTGCGTCCAATCAATTGCTCCGAAATCAGCTGATAAAACTAATGCACCTTTACCAGTCCATTCTTCTACTTTATCACCTACAGGTCCAAGCACATTAATTGTTATGTCTTTCTTATAAAAGTCTGCATAACCATCTCTACCTGTTACTGATTCGTGGTGTAAACGTACCCATTCCATAACGGATTGAGCTCCTGATGGTACAATCGGGTCATACATTGTTATACTGATTGGATCCCATGTTGTTTTACCTTTCACGTATCTTGAAACATTTATGTGTTGCAATTCTACAGATTCTGTTGTTACCTTTGGTCTAGCTGCTGTCTTTATAAGATAGGCAGGTATACCGTCTATATAGAATATAAATCTATTTTGTTGTTTTGGCTCAAAGGCCGTGAACATTATTTCACTTGGGTCTACTAGATTTGCCATGTTGTTTTTCTCCTGTTATATATAAATATCATCTTATCTACTTTTTATTCTTCAAATGATGCACCAGTTCTCATAATGTTGAAATCAACAATGATAAATTCTGCAGACTTTGCAGGCTGTAAGAATATTTCACCTTTCATTTGGTTTCTATCAACTACATCTGGTGTATTGTTTGTTTCATCCATTACAACTTTAAAGGCGTATAAACCTTGTTGTTGTTGTACTGTTTCCATATATGGGTTAACCATATTTAAGAATCTATTTCTGGTTGCTGTTGTATTATTTTCGAACACTAAATATCTTGTAGAAGATGCAATAAATTTCTTAAGTTTAATCAATAATCTTCGTACGTTAATTCTGTCTAGTGCTGATGGTTTTGTTTGTAATGTTTTTTGGCCCCAAATACATACTCCAACTCCTGGGAATACCGCGATTGGGTTAACTTTACCTTCATATAAATCATCTCTTTCGCCATGTGTTAATCTTGTATAGACATCACTTACTGTACCTAGACTTCCTCTATTTAATCCTGCAGGAGCAAACCAAGGGAAAGCAACTTTATCATTATATGCTATTACACCAGGAACTACTACTGATGGTGGAACCCATAGGTGTTTGTTTACAGTTGCATCTAATATTTTTATCCATGGATAATACATTGCTGCATAATTAGTGTCATAGTTATCTGCTTGAGATAGTGCTGTTGAAACAGAATCACCTGATATAGAGTTAACTCCATCAAATACATAGAAACAATCACCTCTATCTTCACAAACATCAATTACTTTTTGAACAATATTTGATGCATTGGAAGAAAGTATACCTGGTAAAACAACAAGGTTAATATCAATTTCGTCTGGATTTGAAACTGTATCTAATGCTTTCTTGTATGCAAGATATCCAGAAGCGTTTGTATTTGTAAAACTAAGACCAAAACTGTTTCCAGAAGATAAATCATTTCCAATTTTAACTGGTGTTGCAGGATTAACTCCATCAAATCCACCTTGAAAAGCAAGTGTAAATCTTTTTGAACTAAGAGATGCATCTAATCCAACAGTTGAACCAGTAACTTGGCAAGTTTCTAATTTGAATGTTTTATTGTATCCAATACCAGCGTCATCACTTAATGGAGCTAAATAATTATTCATTCCATTATTAAGAACAGTTTCATTAAAATTAAATCCATAGTATGTTTTAGTATCTGTTGTTAAACTTCTAGAAGTCACAAGTGCAGCTGCTGGGTAAGACCCATATACACCTGAACTAAATGGGGATACATATGCTTCATTTCCAAATGGTATTAGTTGATCTGAATAAACACCATTTCTGCAATTTTCATGAGCTTCAACTCTAACAAATTTTGACATGTTGCCATAGTCACCTTTTACAACTAATTTACTATCTGTTCCTATTGTTTGGTAGTATTTGTATTTATCACCAATTCTTCTAGCTACGTAGTTTGGAGAATTAGCATCTAAATTACAATTTGCATATGATTCTAAACCTACTACTTTATTATCTGTATCATCGAATTTTCTTACTACTACTGTAAAGCTACCATACTCTTGTCCACTTACACTTCCAGCCTTTTTAATTGCTAATAGACTAACTTTACAAACCATGTTAGAATTATTACCATGAGATAATGTATGGAACTTAAATAGTGGTGAATTTGTAGCATTTACTGTTTGAGATACAACCCAAGGAGTAGATGCAGCTTTATATGATTTACCAGAAGTATAACTATTTACTCCTGCTATTGCAGTTTCTGCTGATGTAAAGTTAATAGCTGCAACTGATGCTGAGGCCTTTGTAAAACTGTATCCTCCACCTTCGTTATATGTTGCTGCACCATATGATTGTGAATTAAATATTGAATAAACGTATGAAGATTCAACAAATGTTTCTATCCCTGTGTCTACACCCGGAATTGAATTACCTGCATCCATACCAGCTACTACGTTTGGTACATATGCTGCTCTAGTTTTATCTAATGAATAACTTACGGCTGTGTTTTTGAATCCTGTGAATGTTGCGAGAGCGTCTACATTTGCTCCAACTAGATTATTGAAATCTCCACTTCCACTATTATCTACACCACCAAGTAAAGTTCCATTGGTAATGTTTGCACCTTTATATGTTATTGAATTACCTGCAGTTCCTGCTGTATCTGCAACTAAATGCAATACATAATCACCTTGAGTATAAGGATGAGAACCAGAAGCTACTTGTATTCCTGAGGTTGTTAAACCAAGAGATGCTCCGTGAGTTGAGACAGCAGCAGCTAAATTACCTAAAGTTTCTGCTATTCCATCATTTGCAGCAAGACTGATAGCTGATGCTGATTGAACATAAACTATAGAATTTCCTGTTGCATTAATATCATTTGAAGGTAATGGAGCATCAACAGCAATAAATTCATATTGTTGATTTCCATCAGAACTTGTAATTTCTAATAATGTTTCTCCATCAGCATAAAATGCTTGATTTGCTATTGTTGTAGCAAAAGAAAATGCAAATGATGAGGAAGCTTTTAGTTGTCCACCAGCTACACCAAGTGCAATATTTGTACATTGTTGGTCGTCATCATCTGCAGTTGCATGTAATACGGCTAATAAATGTTTATCTGTTGCAAGTTGTGCAGTTGATTCATTGTTCCAACTGGTTGAACCAGAAGCGTACATAAATACTTGATTTGAAATAGTATACCCATCTAAACCTAAAACTCTAACTATCGTTACAGCTCCTGCACTTCTAATGTATTCTTTTACTGTAAATGGAACATAAGTTCCTTTTGTAGAACTACCAAATTGTAATTCAAAATCTCCCATTGAGCGTACAACAACAGGTTCAAAAGCTGGACCTCTCTCTGTTCTACCAAGGATAGCTGCACCAATCTCGCCAACTCCTACTGGTAAAAATGAAAGGTCGTTTTCCTGTGTAAAAACGCCTGGACTAACAATTCTTTCAGCCATGTTTTTTTTCTCCTCTTTATATTATATCTGTGATACTATTGTATTTGCACGTGTATATTTTTCTAACTATATATAAATATAACTGGTTTGGCCAAAGTTATTCTACAGGGGTAAATATTCCCGTTGAAATGTCTAATGTACCTTTTCCATATTTATCATTTAATTCTTGTGCGAAATCAACTTCGTCTTTTCTTGTTTTTTCAAAATGTACATGTAATTCTGATTCTTCTAGTTCCAAGTTTTTTAACTCAAATACAACTTGGCCCATTCTTAATGTAATATTATCATATTTTTCCTTTATTAAAGATATTTTTTCTAATTCTTCACTAGAAAATGTTTTTGTTTTAATATCAGCTGATGATACTGGTTGTTTTTCTGCCGGTTTTTCTGCTCTGTGTTTTTGCAATTTTTCTGCAATTTCTTGTTCTGGGTTCATCTTATAACTCTCCGTTAATTGTTAACGTATATAACATTATTGTTATACACCTTTGGTTTTTATTATACATCATTTATATCACCTACTACTTCTGTTCCTAAAACTATTTCAGCGACACCATAATTTGTTTGATCAAAATTATCCATTTGTTTTTGTAAATTATCTGGTATTATATATCCTGACATATTTAATGTAAAGGATGCTTTAGAAATTCTATCTGATCCTTGTGTTAAATCATTAGCTATATCAAAAGAATCTAAATTTGCTAAAAACTTAAAATAATTTGGTTTACCCCAATATGCGTTTGATGCATAATTTATATCTTCAACTATTTTATTTTGATGTTCTATAAAATCTGTCCATATTATACATTCATATGTTAATCGTACATAATCAGGTATTATTACTCTATGAAATCTTTTTACTGGTTTTCTGCCTAATAAAATATCAAAATTATCATATCTATTTCTAGATGTATAATTGTCGGTAAAACTAACAAATAAATTTGGATTATTTGCATCTAAATTTCTACTTAGGTCTCTATTTTTTTCTACACCAGTTCTTCTATACATTATTAATGGAAGCTGAATTTTGCCAGTTTCATCTCTAAATACTCCTGATTTTTGAACGCTCGACCATCTTTCAGGTGAACCATAAACAATAGGTACTTTTATTTCATTATTACCTTCTTTTACTACTGGTTGTATTACATTTTCAAAATAATAATATATTGCTTCATCTATATCATATAAACCAACCTTTGGGTCTTGAGAAGTATCGTCGAAATCTTTTCGTACTTGGCTAGCTCTACTATCACTTATTATTTTTCCAGAGGAAGTAGTTGTTGAAGTACTTTTTGGTAACTGTTGATTACCCAATTCTATATGTCGGTTTTGTTTCTTTATCATAATTATTCGTTATATAATCCGTACTTATATCCTGCTCGTATATCGTCTAATTGTACTCTGCTTTTTCTAGTTTGGTGGCCATCACATATTATAGAAAAACTAGAGCCAAATTCATTTCTATTTCCACTTGTAAATCCTTTATCATTTTCAGGGTCTTTTCCAACTATAAATTGATTTTCTATAACAGAGTCTAACTCCCAATAAATATTATTCCAAAATAACGTATCACCAACCTCTAAAACAACATTTGCAGCCGGAGTACCAATACTACCTGCAGGTAATAGGTCGTCTCTTAGAAATGCAAATCTTGCAGATTGATTTATATCCATTCCAAATTCACTGCTATCCCATTCTTGGTCTTCAGTTGTAATTAAACAATTTACCCTAACACCTGGTTTATATACTTTATTTATGGCTTCACCATATAGATTAGCATCTGAATCATACACTGAACTCTTAAAAATATCAACTTCTATATCAATAATCTTATTGATTAGTTCCCTATTTAGGGTTCTAAATAAACTTATGTCTCTTGCTCCACCAAATAATGCCATAATATTACCCTACATATATTCCATATGGAATTTTATTCATTGTTTCACCTATAAATTCAGATTCTTCTTTTTGTCTTTCTAAGAGATTTCTTCTTGAAGAAGCATCTAAGTCTTCTCTTAGTTGGGCAATTAAATTTTCTTTTTCTGCAGCTGCTTCTGATCTCAATGCATCTCCGTCAATAGTTACCTCTGCGCCAGGTATTGGAATAGAACTATATTTACTTCGTATTATACCTAATAATTCTTTTACTAATGCTAACGTATATTTTCTAATCCACTGTTTTCCTGGGTGATTAATGTTAGAATATACCATATTATCATATGTTGCATTTGAAAAATCAGTTATAGAGCTAGCTACACTACCATTTTTTGTTGGGTTTGATCTTTCTGATTTAACAATATATTCTACCCATAAATTATATGCACCTGTTGGTCTAGGAAAAATCTTAAGCTTATTATTTCTTAATTCAAAAGTATATGAAGATTTTCTTATTTGGTCATTAAATTCTATGGCTTGTACTCTCAATAGATCTCCATATAGTGGCATCATTAAAAAGTTAATTGCTGGACTATAATTGCCCATTCCGAAACCGTCTAATAAATGATCAGAACCTTGTCCTGTTCCTATATATGGATCAAAATAACGGGTCATTGCAGGAGTACCTTCATAAAATACACGCTTAATTTCCCAATCAGGTAAATCTGCAGTTACTGTTTCTGATTCTCCAAAAAGGCCTGTGGAGCCTGCGTCGTTCCAAGTTGTGGCACTGGTTAAATCATATGATTGTTTTGATGATGATATTTTTAAGGAAGCACTATAATGGCTTACACTACCACCTACACCGGCTTCTGATCCATAATTCTGTGCTAGTGTTATTAACCTTCCATGGTTAGGGGTAATTTCTTTATGTGTGAGATCGCTTCCTGTAGGAGTACCTTTTAATGATAAAAGATTTTCCTTTATATTATAATAGTTTACTTGGCTACTGTATTCAGTTACAGCTTCTTCAAAACATGCAAAGAAACTTGGATCTTGTAATTCAATATCTACTATAGGATATCCTAATCGCTTGGCACACCAATCTACAGTGCTTATTGATTCTGAACAGAAATTTGTGTCGTTATCATATAATCCAAAAGGTGTACTAGATCCACTAGTAAAAATTGGTGATCCATTGTATATTGTTATATTTGTTGCCATATTATCCCTAAAGTATTTACAGTATCATTCTTATATAAATATCAATTATTATTGTTAAATTTATGTTTTTTATAGAAGTTTAATATAGATTCTAATATTGGATGTCTATGGTTTGTGAGTAATTCTATTGTATGTAAACCTTTAACATTTTTTACATTTCTTAAAAATCCTAGTCCACTATCACCATTCTTTTTTAAGTCTACTTGGTCTGTATCTCCACAGAACATCATCTTAGAATGCAGGCCTATTCTTTGAAGTATCATAAGGGTTTGTTCATGATCTAAGTTTTGGCATTCATCAACTATTACACAACTATTTAGAAAAGTTCTACCTCTCATATAACTTACAGGTACAATTTCTATCTGGCCTTTGGATATCATTGCCTCTACCCTTTCTTTTCTGAGTAGTTGGTGCATATTTCCGTATATTGGTGCTACCCAAGGACTCATCTTTTCTTCCATATTTCCTGGAAGGTGTCCTAAATCTTCTTTACTAATCGTTGGTCTTGTTATAACAATCTTTGTATATCTTTTTTCTAACAATCCGTGAAGTGCAATTTGACATGCCAATAGGGTTTTACCACTGCCTGCTTTTCCAAGTATAATAGATACATCATTTTCTAATATTTGGGCTTTTGCTAATTTTTGTTCTTCATTTAAAGAAAGTAAAAAACGATAACCTTTTTTGTTATTTTTTTTACCATTTATAAAGTCATTTGCCATACATAAACCTCCATTTAACAGTTATTTACTATAAATATAAAAGCTCACATAAAAAAAGACCCTCCGAAGAGGGCCTTTAATAAAATATATAATATAATACGTATTAGATTCTATCTAAACCTGCAACTTGTATTTTACCATAGAATTCTGGTCTTACCATTTTCTTAGCATAACGAGTCATTACACCTTTACGTGGAGTAAAGTTTGTAGGATCGTAAACTAAAGGAGTCATGATAAGTGGAATGTATGGAGCATAAACAGCACCAGTTTCAAGGAATTGAGTTCCTCTAAATCCTAACAAGATAGTATTTTCTTTCATGTAAGGGTTTTTGTAAACTTGGAATCTGTTATTTAATGCACCAACTTTTTGAACACCCATTGCGAAGTTCAATTGAGTTCCATCAGTATCAGCTGCATATCCAGGGATTGATTCTAGGATTGTTGCGATTTCTGGGGAAGTCACTAAGAAGTTTGCACCACCTCTAAGAGTTTTTTGGTGAATCTTATTAGATACTTTCTGAACTTTAGTTCCTAATGTTTGGAACCAAGAGAACTGAGTATAAGCTTCTGCAGCCGTTGGGCTTAAGAATCTATTTGCAGATGTACTGTAAACTTCACCAAGCGCTGCTGACCAGTAGTCAGTAGTGTTAGCGTTTTGGATTAACATATCTAAGATTTCTAAGTCAATTTCCATAGAAATGTACTCAGATAACATAGAAGTTAATTCAGCTTCAGCATCAATAGAGTGGTATGCATTCAAGTCTTGTGCGAATTCAGGAGACCAAGCAGCTTTTAACTTTCTTGTTTTAGCAATAATTGCTTCACTTCTTAATTCAACATCAACTTGTGGGATACCAACGTCTTGAGTTGATAAGTTAGCATCTACGTTTGTAGTTTTATCAATTTCAAAGTCGTTTCTATTTGCTTCAGTAGTAGCACCAATAAAGTAAGTATGATTACCTTCATCTACTAAATCCGGCTCAGCTACTGCACCAGATACGAAAAGGTATACTGTGTCAGATGCTGCATCGTAAGAGTTGTACGCACTTAAGTTTTCTGTAGTGGAAACAACTGAAGATGAATAAATTGCACCTCTTACAGTGTCAGTATCAATTACAAATGTTCCGTCTGTTATACTTCCTTTTGCAATAGATATTTTGTTAATTTCACCTGCGTTAATAGATGCAGATAAGTCAGCACTAAAACCAACATCTTGCCAAGTTGCAGATGCTGATGTATATGCTAAGTTTGATACAGTTCTTTGTTTAGCTGTATATCCGAATCTACCGCCACCAGCGATTGCATTTCCATACAAACCACCTCTTGGGTCTTGGTTAGATGCAGATGTATTACCATGAACGTCTCCGGCGTAACCTTTTACGTCGTTAACTCCTGCTAATTGACCATATTTAAAGTCTAAGAAAAATACTAGACCTGATGGTAGGTTCATCGGTTGTACCGATACGAAATCTTTTGCTGCTATTTCACCAAATACTCTACGTACTAGTGGTAATGCAACTCCAGACCATTGTTCTTTTGATGCAGTTCCCTGGGAAGTTTGAGAAGCCTCATCGATTAGTTGACGAGCTTGGTTCTCTAAAAGAACAGCCATTCCTGACTTGTCATACTCCTTGTCTAATCCTTCTAAAAGGCCAGTCTTACCCCATTTTCCAACTAACGATCTTGTTTCATCGATTTGTCTTTGGTGGGCGTTTCCTGCATCACTTAATAAATTTGAAATGTTTGCCATTTTTAATTTCTCCGTGTTTTTTGTTTACAAGATTATATTATTATAATCCTGCTAATTTTTTCATTCTGTTAGTAAATTGATCCGCTTCAACAATCACTTTTCGTGATGGTTTAGTTGATCGTGTAGCTTTGGAAGCAAATCCTTCTTTTAATGAACGTTTTTTACTAGCTCCTGAGCTTAAAGATTCAGCTAAAGTAGAATATACTAATTTAACTTCTCTTGTTGAAACAGCTCTATCGAAAGTTTCAATAATTTTCATTTTTTGACCCTCAGTTAAATTATGCGATTTGAATAATTTATTTGAGAATAAAAGTTTAGCGTTCAAAAGATTAACTTCATTGATAGTTCCTTTCAAAGATTGGATAGTTTTGTAAGCTTCTCTAAGTCTAGATTCTGGAACCATTGGCTCTTCATCTTCTTCAGTTTCTGCTACTTCTTCATCTTCATCTTCTTCTCTTAACGATCTAATGATTTCTTCTAAATCTAATTCTTCTTCGTCTTCTTCAACTGGTGCTTCTAATTCTTCTTCGTCTTCTTCAACTGTTTCTTCTTCTTCTGAATAACCTTCTTCAGTTTCATCAGCAACAGGTTCAGTTTCTAAATCTTCATCTTCAACAACTTCTTCTTCATCTTCACCTTCAAGTTCTCTGATTATAGCTTCTAAGTCAAGATCTTCTTCTTCCTCTTCTCCTTCAACAGCGAGTTCTTCTTCTTCTTCATCTTCTTCTAGCTCTTCTTCGTCGTCTCCTTCTTTAACAACAGTATTGTTACTGTCTTCGGATCCTAAGTTTCCTGCTTTTGATGTTTCAGATTTTTCTTCGTCGTCTCCATCAGCTACGTCGACTTTATTGTCGCCGTTTCCGATTTGTGAGGAATCAGTTTGTTCTTCTAACTCTTCGTCGTCCTCTAGTTCAGCTTCTTCTTCTATCTTTCTAGATAGCATAGATTGTAGCTTTGGTGTAAATGCTTCTTCAAGTGCCAGTTTTGCATTTGCAATTGCAGTTTCTCTAACCGCTTTCGCATCAGCAATAGCTTCCTTAAGCAAATTTGATTTTGCCATAGTTTTTCTCCTAAAATTTTTTTTTGGAAATAAGATTATTGTGAATCTTAATTGTGTTTTATAATTTGCCTTTTACACTTATATCAGGATAAGGTATTTTTCGACAATTTTGATTATCTAATATAAATATATACAGATATACGAAAAATAAAAAAGGGAACAAAAAATTGTTCCCTTTATAAAAATAGTTGTGTTTATTGTGCCTGGCCATTGATTATGGCTGTCCAGCATGGATGCCACCTATCATATCCCTTCTTAATTCTTTCATGATATTGCTGGTTTCGAATAGCCTCCTCTTTTTGTATCTTTCTTTTTTGTGAAGGTTTTTCATAATACTTTTTTGATCGTAATCTCATCATGGTATCATCATCCCTTAATTGTTTCTTTAGATACCTTAATGCTTTTTCTAATGTTCCATAATTAGAGTCCGGTACTTTTACTGCCATTGCGTTTCCTGGGACAAAAAACTCTTCTCTTCTATGTCTTTTGAAGTTTGACTTTTTGAAATTGCCATCTTTATTATAAGGACGGTCTTTTTTGTAATCTTTTTTGTACATATGTATTTGTTTTAGTTAAACGTTTAATTACTATAATATAAACAAAAAAAATGACATATAAAAATATATGTCACTTAATTGCACATTTATTATTTATTATCTTAGATCCATATAGTCTTTAGAAGAATCTATTTTTTTAAGATTAGCC